GTGCATATGATTCATCAACAAGAAGAATGGAATTATCTCAAGCAAACTTATGGGATATGTGGCGAGACTTAGGAATAAAAGAGTATGAAAATACAAGAGTTAGAAACATTGGTCAAACAAGACACAAAGAAATATTAAAACATCTAAAAGAAAATGAAACTAAAATACACATGTTTAGAATGTGTGGTGGTGAACCTTTATTATCAGATAGAATGTGGGAAATGTGTGATCAAGTTTCAGATGAGTATGCTAAAGAAATGAAGTTGTTTATTACAACTAACCTTACAGAATTAGAATACAAAGGACATAGTATTCATAAACTAGCTGAAAAGTTTGAGTATCTACAACTTGAAGTATCGTGTGATCACTATGGTGATAAATTAAAATGGATTAGATACCCAATCGATGTAGATAAGTTTGAAGAAAATTTATACAGAATGAAACCTTACATTACCCATATTCAATGTACGGTAAGTATTTTGAACATATTTGATTTAAAAGAAATAGAAGAATATTACAAAGACAATTTTGGTATTCAAGTTTATTGGTATGCTTTGTATAGTCCAAGCTCATTATCAATAAAAAATATACCTAACAAACAAGACATAAAATATATACCAACAGATGAAATCAAGGGCGAGTTAATGAAAGAAGAAGTACCTGAAGAATTAGAAAAAGGATACGAATATATAAGAAGTTTAGAAGCTCACAGAGGGTTTAGATACCCATCAAACAGATAACAACATGACAGGAAAAAAAATGAAAAAGCAGTACTTAGGAATCCAAATTGATTTGGATAGAGACAACAATCTATCTGAACAAGCAAACAAACTATTAAAAGATTATTATTGTATAGAAGGTGAGACTTCCCCACAACACGCATTCGCTAGAGCAGCTCAAGCATATTCTTATATGGATAAAAAACTTGCACAAAGAATATATGATTATGCATCTAAAGGTTGGTTTATGTATTCATCACCTGTTTTATCAAATGCACCTTTACCAACTAAGAAACCAAAGGCATTACCTATATCTTGTTTCTTAACTTATGTACCAGATACATTAGAGGGATTGATTGATCATACTTCAGAGTTAAGATGGTTATCTGTTAAAGGTGGTGGTGTTGGTGGACATTGGACAGATGTAAGATCAGTTTCAGATATTGCACCTGGGCCTATTCCTTTTTTACACACGGTTGATGCTGACATGACAGCATATAGACAAGGTAAAACAAGAAAAGGTTCTTATGCAGCTTACTTAGATGTATCACACCCAGACATTATGGAGTTTTTAACTATTCGTATTCCAACAGGTGACATTGGTAGAAAATGTTTAAACTTACATAACGCAGTAAATGTCACAGATCAATTTATGAATGCTGTTAGAGAAGATAAAATATGGGAACTTAAAGACCCAAATGATGATACCGTAAGAGCAACAATGAAGGCAAGAAAATTATGGGAACAAATTTTAGAAACAAGATTTAGAACAGGTGAACCATATGTAAACTTTATTGATACAGCAAATAGATATTTACCTGAGACTATGAAAGCAAAAGGATTAAAAATAAATGGTAGTAATTTATGTAATGAAATACATTTACCTACAAATGAAGATAGAACTGCTGTATGTTGTTTATCATCTTTAAATTTAGAATTGTATGATGATTGGAAAGGTACACCTATTGTAAGAGACTTAATTCGTTTCTTAGATAATGTATTACAATACTTTATAGATAATGCACCAGACACATTAGAAAGAGCAAAGTATTCTGCATCACAGGAAAGATCATTAGGTCTTGGTGCGATGGGTTATCATTCATACTTACAAAAACATATGATTCCATTTGAGCAATCAGGTGCAATCAATAAAGAAATTTTTAGTTTTATTAGATCAGAAGCAGATGCTGAAACTTTACAACTTGGAAAAGAAAGAGGTTCGGCACCTGATATGAAAGGTACAGGAAGAAGAAACGCACACTTACTAGCAATAGCACCTAATGCTAATTCGTCTATGATTGTGTCAACATCACCCAGTATCGAACCCCATAAAGCAAACGCTTATACGCATAGGACAAGAGCAGGTTCACATCTAATAAAGAATAAATATCTGTCCCAACTTTTAGAAAAGTATGATATGAATAAGAGTGAAGTATGGACAGGGATTGTGACTAATAGTGGTTCGGTACAACACTTGCAGTTTTTAACAGACGAAGAAAAAGAAGTTTTTAAAACGGCAGTAGAGTTAGATCAAATCAGATTGGTTGAACTTGCAGGTCAAAGACAAAAGTATCTAGACCAAGGTCAATCATTGAACATCTTTTTTCCAGCAGGTGCATCTAAAAAGTATGTACAACAAGTACACTTTAGAGCATGGGAAACAGAATGTAAAGGATTATATTATCTGAGAACAGAGGTAAGTAATCGTGCAGAAAATATTACAACGAAAGTTGAATTAAATAAATTAACAGATTACTCTGAGGTTAAAAAATCTGAAGAGGAATGTGTTTCATGTCAAGGATAGGAAGGTAGAAAAATGGATGTACAAATTTATACAACACCAACTTGCGGTTATTGTTTGAACGCAAAGAATTGGTTTAAAGATCATGGAATTGAATACACTGAACACTCACTAGTTAACGATGAAGATAGATTAGAGTTTTTTCAGAGAGTAAACAATGTAGAAGAAAAATTAGGAAACGGACAAGGTGGCATAATGTCTGTTCCACAAATATTTGTTAATGGTGAAAGAATAGGTGGGTTTTCAAATTTATTAGAAAACTCTGAAAAGATTTTAAGAAAAAGAGGTGGTGGATTATATAAGTTTTCTGAAACATACAAACCTTTTTATTTTCCTTGGGCTGTTGACTTTGTACAGAAACACGAAAAGGTTCATTGGATTGAAGATGAAGTTGATCTATCTGAAGATGTGACTGATTGGAAAGCTGGAAGAATGACTGAAGTTGAAAAAGACTTTGTGACAAATGTTCTAAGATTGTTTACACAATCAGATGTTGCAGTTGGTCAAAACTATTACGATCAGTTTATTCCTAAATTTAAAAATAACGAAATAAGAAACATGTTAGGTTCATTTGCTTCAAGAGAAGGCATCCACCAAAGAGCATATGCATTACTTAACGAGACACTTGGTTTACCAGATGAAGAGTTTCATGCTTTTTTAGAGTATAAAGAAATGGCAGACAAAGTAGATTTTATGATGGCATCTAATACTACTACTAAAAGAGGTATGGCACTTGCATTAGCAAAATCTGTTATGAATGAAGGTGTATCTTTATTTGCATCTTTCATCATGTTATTAAACTTCCAAAGATTTGGTAAGATGAAAGGTTGTGGTAAGATTGTAGAATGGTCAGTAAGAGACGAGTCAATGCATGTTGAAGGTATTTCACATTTGTTTAGAGCATTCTGTTCAGAAAATGCATCTATCGTTGACAATGATTTGAAAAAAGAAATCTATGAAATGTCGTCAAAAGTTGTAGAACTAGAAGACAAGTTTATTGATCTTGCATATAAAATGGGTGAACCAGAAGGTCTTCCTAAACAAGATGTAAAAGATTATATCAGATATATAGCTGATAGAAGACTATTACAATTAGGATTAAAAACAAACTTTAAAGTAAAGGAAAATCCTATTGCTTGGTTAGAGTGGATTTTGAACGCAGCTGATCATACTAATTTCTTTGAAAACAGAGTGACTGAATACGAAGTTGCTGGATTGACAGGGGATTGGCAAGAAGCATATGGCTCACCAAAAGACAGAGTTGTATGTGATGATGATACAGGAACATGTGAAATAAAGGTACCAGCATAATTATGTCAAAGAAAGTAATACTTTGTGAACATTGCGAGGCATCTTTTTCATTAAGATATGATATGGATGATGACTACTTTAAACCAAAGTATTGCCCTTTCTGTGGTGACGATTTACCAGAGGAAGATGAGTATAGTATTTTAGAAGAGGATGACAATGAGTGATAAATTTAAAAACCCAAAAGTAAAAAACTTTACAAGTTTTTACGAACAAAAAGATACTAGTACTACACATGATATTGTAATTGTCCATGTACAAGAGAAACTATCACATACGGTACAAAGACTTATTGAAGAATGTAAAAAACAAAATATAAAATCTTATCTTTGTAATATTGATGGTGCTTATATTGAAGATGGTTTCTTGTATCGTCAAAAAGATGATAAAGGTTTCAAACTATCTGAGAATACGGTATCAATCATTTTAGGTGATGTACATAAAAAAGATAGTTATTTAAACTTCTTATCTGAATTAGAAAGAACAGGATGTACGGTTGTTAATAATAGAAGAACTATTGAAATATGTTCAGACAAATATAGAACATATCTAAATTTAAAAAGAGCAGATATTTCTCAACCTAAAACGGTTTTAATTCCAAACAAAGATTCTGCTGAAGATGCTTTAGAAAAACTTGGTGCGAAGTTTCCTATTATTTTAAAGACTACAAAAGGTTCAAAAGGTATTGGTGTTATCTTTATTGAATCAGAAAGAAGTTATAACGCAACGGTACAATTACTATTTAAGATTGATGAAGATGTTGAGTTATTAATTCAAGAGTATATAAAAACAGACGGCGATATAAGAACTATTGTTTTAAATAATAAAGTTATTGCGTCTATGAAAAGACATATAATTGAAGGTGACTTTAGATCAAACTTCTCTCAAGGTGGAAAAGTATCTAAGTATAAGTTATCAAAAGAAGAAGAAGAAAAAGTATTACTAACTGCTAAGAAAGTAAAAGGAAAATATGTAGGAGTTGATTTTATTCCTACAAAAGAAGGTCCAAAAATTATTGAAGTTAATCACTCACCAGGTTCTGAAGGTATAGAAGATGCATCAGGTGAAAATGTTATTGGACAAGTAGTAGGACTTTGGAAAGATGAATCAACAAGAGAACATGTAGCTGAAGAATGTGGTTATCTAGAAATGTTAGACATTCAACCATTTGGACCAATCATTTCAAAATTTGATAGTGGTAATTCTTCATTGTCTGTAATTCATGGTGACACAATTAAATATGATGCGGCTAAGAAAACGGTCACATGGACATTATTTGGCAAGACGGTGACAAAACCTTTAGATCATATTAAGAAAGTAAACCTTGGTGGACTTAGAGATTATAAAGAAACTAGATATGTTGTTAAACTAGATGTTGAGTTTGCAGGTAAAACATACGAAGATGTATTATTTACTATTGATGATCGACCAGATACTAGAACAAGAATATTACTAAACAGAGGTTTTATGACAAGACTAAATGTCATGGTTAATCCACAGAGAAAATATGTCTTGACAAACAAAATAATTACTGATAAAATGTTTAGGAAAAGTGATTAAACATGGTGTAATATTCGGGCCAGGATATGAAGACGATAGAATAGAACATTTAAGAAAGTGTGCTTCAATCCCAGCAAGAAGAAAAGTCAAAGTTGATTTGACTGATTATAGAGTTATAGGAAATGAGATTTGGCGAGACGAACATAACAACTCTGATATTATCACTTTCTTTAGTGATAAGAAATTTTGGGAATGGTTTGAAAAGGTATATATAAAAAAAGAGAAAAGTGATATTGATGAAAGTAGATTTAATGATGAAGACAAAGGTCCAAAACCTGTGCCAACTTGGAAGTGATTTATTATGAGACCACAATCAGCAAAAGCAAAAGGTAGAAGATTACAGCAGTGGTTCAGAGACCTATTAATTAAAACACTAAACATCCATGAAGAAGACATCGAGTCAAGATCAATGGGTGCAGGTGGCGAAGATTTAATTATGGCTCGTGATGCAAGACAAAAGTTTCCATATTCAATCGAATGTAAGAACCAAGAGAAAATTAATATTTGGGAATCATACGAACAATCAAAACAAAATTCTAAAACTTATGAACCTATTGTAGTTATGAAACGCAATAATTCAAAACCTTTAGTCTTAGTAGATGCAGAATACTTTGTATCACTACACAAAAACAATAATAATAATAGGAGTGACGATGCCAAAGATGAGAATGTTCCAATTTTGGAATGAGACAGGGCAAGAGAAAGAGACGGAACAATTATCTCTCAAAGATGCAGTCCTGGCTGTACAGGGTGATTTTAAAGATCAGTTTGTTGGAGTAGAATACATTTCGAAAAAAGGCAAACAAATAGAACAAACAATTAAACTACCTTGGGGTAGAAAATATAGAAGAGCAATTGAATCAGAAAAGAAACGAGCAGCTCTAAAAGCAAAACAAGCACAAAGGTAATATGATAGGAAGAAACACATCAGGTTATGAGAAACCAAGACCTAAAAAGACTTCACAAGCAACAAAAAGAAGAAGCGTTAAAATGTCTTCGATGAACAAAGCAAAGAAAAGACAATTTAAAGCATATAACAACCAAGGCCGATAGGCCAGAAAAGGAGTATGATCATGGAAAATCCACATACATTTATGTTAAATCAAATCGAAATCTATAAAATAGAAAACGAAAGATTTACTGAAAAAGGTATCAAGTCTGCTGGAACAAAGGCGAGAAAAGCATTAGCAGAAATTGGTAAATGTGTTAAGGCAAGAAGAAAAGAAATACAAGAAGCAAAAAATCAGAGTAAGGCATAAGTTAATGAATGTACTTGTAATTACAGCACATGCAGATGATCTAGAATTATCTATGGGTGGTTCAATTAAGAAATGGACAAGTAATGGTGGAAGAGTTGATAACATCATTATGGTTAGTGACGAAGAAAGAGAAGACGCCATAGATAAGACAACGGTGATGTTAGGACATAGAGCAATATTTTATCCTAAACACTTACTAGAAACTGAAAGACCAACAATATCTGGTAAACTTGTAAAGGACATGGAAGAGTTTATTCGTACATGTTCTTTTACAAAACAAATAGAAGAATATGATTATGTAATTACACATTGGAAAGAGGATTGGCATCAAGATCATAGAGTTTGTTATGATCTAGTTAGATCGATGCAAAGAAATCAACCAATGCAAGTTATGTATATGGAATCATATCCGTATTGTAATAAGTACAGCTCTTTTGATGCAAATGTATTTGTTGACACTACTAACACTCAAGAAGATAAAGAAAATAGCATACTTGCATTTAATGGTGTGTTTCCTCACTATTGGGTTCATGCAGTAGAAGCTCATGATAAGTATAGAGGTTCATTTATTAAAGCAAAGTATGCTGAGTGTTTTAAGTTAGACACAATGATACTATGATAAAAGAAAGAAAACTTAGTGAATTTGATATAGAAGCAAAGACTTCTGGTGGTGCAGTATTTGAGTTAGGAGTAAAAACTTCTAAAGAAAGTAAAGCAATTAGAAGACTTGCAGAACCACTAATGGCAAAACATTGGAAAGATAGCGTCACTAATTTACATAGAATATACAAAGTCGCTGAGTATCTATTCAAAAGAAGTAAAAGAATTAAATGATACATTTATGTTTATTAAAATTTGGTAAAGAATTAAAAGGAAGATCAACAATTGATTGTGTAAATGAACTAGTTAAACCACTAGATAATAATATTGCTTTACATTGTTATACAGATGATCATAAAGGTATCGATGGTAGATTTAATGTATATGAACTATCAGAGGAAGATAAAGCAAAACATATTCATTGGAGTATGATGAAGTTTTTTGACCCAACATTTATTGGTGCAAAAGAAACAGATCAAACTATCTACATGGATATTGATGTCACATGGAATAAAGAAGAACTAATCCCTCACATGATTAATCATAGTGTTAATCGTAATGAAATAATCGGTATCGATAGACATTGGAAAACAGATGAGACAAATGACAATTGTAATTTACATGATAGTTTTCTAAAATTTAACTCACATGATTTTAAATATATTGGACATTGGTATTTCTCAGAACCAGAATACTATCAAAAACACTATTATGAACATAATAAAGTATCTGTGCCTAGATATGGAGTGCAAAACTTCATATGGGAAAGCGTCAATAAAGTCACAGGTAGGAGTGTAAAATTCTTACCCCCTAATTATGTCATGAAATCCCATAAAGAAAAGTATAGTATATACGCAGATCAATATAGTAAAAAAACAGGTAGAAATTACTATACTGACTTTGATGACGCCATTCTTCACTATCTGACTTAAAGTTTTATAAATAGAACTAAAGACAATGATTAATCATATGAGGAATTTCTTACAAATGCTCAAAAAGACAATTATTGCCGTACTATCAGTGTACTGGTTGCTTATGGTTTTAGCACCAATTAGTACTGCGTTTGCAGAAACTAATACGGTATCCTCGACGGTCACAGGCACAACAACGGTCGATAAGACCCCTGGTACAGCATCAGCACCTAATGTAATGGTGAACAATCAAGATGTATGTACAACAGGCGTATCTGCCGCAGTACAAACTCAAGTTTTAGGTATTGCAGGTGGAACTACAATTAGAGATTTAAATTGTGAAAGATTGAAATTGTCTAAAGCATTATATGGTATGGGTATGAAAGTGGCTGCAGTCTCAATGCTTTGTCAAGATGCAAGAGTGTTCAATGCTATGGAAATGGCTGGAACACCATGTCCTTACAAAGGTAAGATTGGTTTAGAAGCTGCAGAAGCATGGGCAAATGACCCAGAGGCAAGACCTGATTATGAAAAATGGTTAAAAGAAAATAATCTAGAAAAACAAGAAGAGGAGTGGAACGATGTTAAAGAAACTGCTACTGGCCTTGGTGTTCTTGGCTTGCTATTATTCCTACTCTAATTCTTACGATCAGCAATATCAAGTCGGCGATACAGGTCCAAATGGAGGCGAAGTCACAAATGTGATTCTCACAGAGACCCTTACTGACTCAACTTCCGAAGTCATTGGCGATTTCATAGAATACACAGACACTTATCTTTATCAAGAAACAATTACTGAGTCTGTTGGTGTTGAAACATCAACTACAACATTTGTTAGTCAAGAGATAGAAACTTCAAACTTAATCACAACAGAATTACAAGATACTGGTACAATGTCAAATGTTTTTGATTGTAGTAATACAAACAATTGTTATGGTATGGGAAGTCAAGTAGAAATTACCACAGGTAATCAAAACATGGGTGGTGGAACTGCAACATTAGATTTTGATCTTTCAACTTATACTGATATGCAAGAACTTGATTATGGTGGTAAAGTATATTCTCACCCATCAAATGCCAATGTTCCTAATTGTGGCAATTATGGTGTTCGTGATTGTAAAGATGAATTTAAAGTCACACTAACATTAAAAAATGGTAATAGTGTTGTAGATACTTTTGTTCACAATTATACAGATATGAATTGGACAGGTGTTCAAGATTATGCATTTAATCAAGATGTATCTAATAAAGATTTTGATAGTGCATCGCTTGAATTTTACGGAATAGACAGAGGTTATCTTACAGGTTATCATGGACCAGGATTTAGTGATGCATTTTTAATAGTGACATACAACGCATTAGTAGCACAAATTAATACTATTATTGATTATACCGTAATGACTACAATTAAACAAACTGAAGAAAGTATAACTGAATCAGTTTACTCACCACAATTTGAAATGGATACATTTGAGTTTGAACCATTAGAAGTAGATGTCATTGAAATATCATTTGATACCTCTATGGATGAAACAATGAGTTTTGAAATAGAAGTTGTTGAAGTAGATAATGTTGTAGAAGTAAACATAACATCAGATTTTGGTGGCGAAATGGAAGTAGAAACAATTGAAGTAATAGATGTTGTTGAGGTAATGGATATGCCTGAGACTTCTATGGATATGGATATGCCAGATATTGATATGCAAATGGCAGAATTAGAAATTGAAATGCCAGAGATAGAAATGTCAATGCCAGAACCAGAAATGTCAATGGAACCAGAAGTAGAAGCAATAGAACCAGAAGTAGAAGTTGATACTGCAACTGAACCAGAGAGTATGGAACCAGAACCAATGGAACCTGAGAATATGGAACCTGAGTCAATGGAGCCAGAAAGTATGGAGCCTGAACCAATGGAACCTGAAAGTACTGAACCAGAACCAGAAAGTACTGAACCAGAACCAGAGAGTACTGAACCTGAAGAAAGTAATGAACCAGAATCAGAACCTGAGGAAAGTAATGAACCAGAATCAGAACCAGAGTCTAGATCAGAACCAGAATCAGAACCTGAGGAACAGGAATCAGATCAAAAAGAAAGTAAAGAAAGTAAAGAAAAGAAACAAGAAAAGTCAAAGGCTAAAAAAGAAAAAGTAAAGGCTGCAGTTGCAAAAGCAAAACAAAAAGTAGCACAAAAAATACTTGCAAAAATAATCAGTGCGAATGATACAATCGCATTAGATAATACAAAACTAGCATTGATGATTGCTTTATCAGATCAAGAGGGTTTTAGTGCATATCAAGAACTGACACTACAAGACATGGAATTTTATCTAGATAATGGATTACTTGACGCATATATACCTACAAATAACATGGGACAATACTTTTTATTTGGTGGGTCAGATGTGCAAATGAACGATCTAATAGATTTGCAGTATCAATAATAGATAAATAAGACAGAGGTTGATATGAAAAAACAAGGAACAGAATTAGAATTTGCGGGTGTAAAAATAAAGGGTAGTAAGATGCTTCTTATATTACCTTTAGTTGGGTCACTTATAGGTGCTCTTTGGGGAGGCTTTGTCTTCTATAAAGATTATCTAGATATGAAAGAGCAGATACAAAGTTATGTTGCACCCGATCTATCTACTTTTGATAAAAGACTTGAAGTTATGGAGTCTGAATTAGATATGGTTTTAGATGAAGTCACAATAGTTGCAGATGTGGCAAAAGAACTTAAAAACGATCTTAGACAAGATGTTAGAAGAATTGAAACAATTGTCGAGGATGTAGAACAAAGGGTAAAAGAAGATGCTAGAGAAAATCAAAAAGATTTTAAAGAACTTAAAAATGAGATTGAAGACCGTATTCAAAAAGCGTTAGAAAATCCATTAAATTCAATGAGAAAATAAATGATTTGGTTATTATTAATGATAGTAGGAGTGTTCGGAGCATACAGATTATGTGATAGAATATCAGATGATCTAAATCCTTACAATTTCGATAAACGCAAGTAATATACTATAAACCACTAAAATCCTCTATATAAAAGACGCTAGCATCGCCGCTAGACCCTGCCGAAGAGGTGTGCGTGTATGTTTGTACCCCCCAAAAATCAGTAAAATCAAGTAAAATTAACCCTTGACATATATCGATTATATGTGTATTATGTAATCTATGTTAAAAGCAATTTTCTATATTTTTATCGGAATGTTGTTAGTACAAGTGAATTGGTCTCTCTTATTTGAGATACTAGGACACTTCTTTTTAAACTTAAGCTAATGGAGGCTAAATGGCGTACAATCGTACACACAAATATAAGAAACCCTTTCATAAGAATAGGGATAATAAACCTTTTGTAAAGAAAGAGTTTGAACCAAAACCACAAGGACTACAAGTCATTGTAAGAAATAATGATATACAAAAAGCATTAAGAAAACTTAAGCGTATTATTAAAGATGACGGTTTATTAGACGAAATCAAAAACAAGTCTCATTACAGGAAACCATCAGAGATCAAACGAGAGAAAAGAAAAGCAGGTCGTGCCAGATGGTTAAAGAAAAGAAAAGACATAAGAAATCAGTTAGGGTACTAATGTCAAAGGATAAAGACAATCAAGGCCCTAAAGACCCTAAGATTATCAAGGGGCCTTGGTTAGATGAAAATCAATTAACGCAAGAAGTAATCAATGATCTAAATCGATTAGATCAAGAAGAGAAGTTTAAAGAACAAGCACAACAACAAGGTCTAGGACAACCACAACAAGCATTTGAAGAAAGAGTCACGGTTGAACTAATTGATTATTTTCAAAGAGCACATAAAAGAAAAAAAGAATTAAAAGCATTAGTTGATTTAAATAAGATTAAAGCTGGAATGATCGAAGGTTTAAAAGTACAAGAAGTAAAATTAAAACAGATTATTGTAGAATTAGAAAAACGAATAAAAGTATTAGAAAAAGAGTTAGGAAATAAAAAATGATTATTCTTGATATGAATCAAATTAGTCTTGCTAGTTTAATGATGCAATTGTCTATGGAAAAAACAAAGATAGTTGAAACAGATAAAGTAAGACATATGATTCTAAACTCTATTAGAATGTATAGATCACAATTTAAAGAAAAATATGGCGAAGTTATATTGGCATATGATAGTAAACATTATTGGCGTAGAGACTTTTTTCCTTATTACAAAAAGAATCGTAAAAAGGCAAGAGATAATGACAATAATAATTGGGAACAAATTTTCGAATGTTTGAATAAAATCAAACAAGAACTAAAAGATTATCTACCATATAAACATCTTGAAGTGCAAGGTGCAGAGGCAGATGATATTATTGCTGTATTGGCAAAAAACATCGATGAGAAAATGATGATTGTCAGTGGCGATAAAGACTTCATACAATTGCATAAATACAAACAAGTACGACAATATAGTCCTATTTTGAAAAAGATAGTAAATGGGGATAATCCAATCGACTATATAAAAGTACATATATTAAAAGGGGATTCGTCTGATGGTATACCTAATGTATTGTCAAATGATAATGTATTTGTAGAAGGTTTGAGACAAAGACCCTTAAGTAAAAAGAAAATCGAGGCGTGGAAAGACGGTGAGTTTGAAGGTACAACGGCAACGCAAGAAGTTATGAGAAATTATGAAAGAAATAAAACACTTATAGACTTAGATAATGTTCCTGTTGAATTATCAGAAAACATACTAAAAACATTTCACGAAGCACCATGTGGTGATCGAAGTAAAATCCTGAGTTTCTTTATCAATAGTAGATTAAAGACACTCACTGAAAGTATAGGAGACTTTTAAAATGGCAATAGGTAAAAATATATTTAACACTAATACCAACAGCTCTAATACGCTGTTAATATCTGAAGTGTTAGATAAAGTACACAAAGCAAAAACAAAAGCAGATAAACTAAAAGTTTTGAGAGCAAATGATTCTGCACCATTAAGAATGGTAATTAAATCTTCATTCGACCCAAAAATCGAATGGGTATTACCAGAAGGTGAAGTACCATTTAAAGCAAATGATGTTCCAGCTGGAACTGATCATACAAGACTTCATTCTGAATCTAGAAAACTATATCGTTATATTAAAGGTGGCGATGCAGATACACCTCAGTACAAAAAAGAACTTATGTTTGTACAATTGTTAGAAGGTTTACATGAATCAGAAGCAAGACTACTTGTAAATGCAAAAGATAAAAAATTGCATCAAGTATATAAAGGTCTATCAAAAGACTTGGTTAAAGAAGCTTTTAATTGGAACGAGCAGTATAATAGAAAAGATGCGTAAACTACTAATCGCTGGTGGCGATAGTAATACAGAACCTAACAAGTGGAAAATGTGGCCAGAACTTCTGGCAAACAAACTTGATATGGATTTTGTAAATCTTGGTAAATCTGGTCAAGGAAATGAATATATCTTTAATACTACTATTGAAGAAATTCATAAACATGATAATGTTGGATTAGTTGTTGTAGGTTGGTCTACTACACCTAGAAGAGATTGGTTAATAGATAATCAATGGTATGCCAACAGGTGGGATGATAAAGGTGATAGTAATTACTTTATTAAAAGAACTTTACAATTTCAATATTCTTTTCAATCTATTTGTGAAAATTTAAAAATACCATATTTACAATTTTGTTGTCTTACACCAAACGAGAACATTGATAAACACGATAACAAACCAGGTGAAACTGATATTACAAGATTAAAATACATAGAAAAATTTATTAAAGAAACACTTTTTAGTAAAATAAATGATGATCATTTTTATGGTTGGCCAGGATATGAGGAATTGGGTGGATTTTCAGTATTAAATAAAGTACCAAAGAATGAAAGAATTAGTAAACAAAATTTACACCCAAATGCAAAAGGACAAGAAACTATTACTGAAATGTTATATGAGAGAGTAAATGAGTTTAAAAAATTACATTAAAGTATATGAATCTAAATTAGACAAAACAATTTGTAATGATCTAATTTTTCATTACAAAGAAAATGGTATTTGGAAAGATTCAACTTTTTCTTCTAATACAGAAAACACTGGTTCGTCTAGTGTTAGTATGAGAGAACATTGGATAAGACCAGGTAAAAAATTTCATACTGAACTAAACAAAATTTTTGAAGAGTGCGTTCACTCTTATATAAAAGAATATCCTAGAATTACACCAGTAGCATATACAGGATTTAGATTAAATCATTATGGTGTAAATGGATTTATGAGAAACCATACTGATAATATTTACAAAAGTCATGGACAAAAACTTGGTTATCCTCATCTAACATCACTAATATTTTTAAACGACACATACGAAGGTGGTGAGTTTCTTATGTGTGATCAACAATATAAATATAAACTTCCACAGGGTAGTGTAATTGTCTTTCCTAGTAATTTCATGTTTGATCATGAAGTTTCTAAAGTCACCAAAGGTGATCGCTACACATGTATGACTTGGATAATGTAATGAGAAAATTAAATCATCAAAGAATATTCCCTACACATATTTTTCAAATGGATAACTTTTATCCATATGTAGATGAATTAAGTAAAGTAATTGAATTAGGATACGAACAACATATTCCTAATTGGCAATCTAGACCTAATCTACATAATGAAAACAACTTCAAAAATTTTGCTGAATATATCATAGACATAAACAAAGAAGTAATTCGTGATAACTTAGGTTATCAATTCGATGATATTAAAATCACAGACATGTGGGCAAATGTACTAAAACCTGGTGAGTATCACGCACCACACACACATTCAAATAATTTTTATAGTGGTGTATTTTATACAGATGCAGAGGACACTTCTGGTATTTGTTTTGCAGACCCTAGAGTACAAGCAAATGTTATTGTTCCTACATCTACACCGAATCTAGATAATGCAAATGTTCTAGAATACAAATCAAAAACGAATCGAATCTATCTATTTCCTAGTTGGATATATCATTGGGTACCTGCATTAAAAGGGAACAAAACGAGAACATCGATAAGTTGGAATATACAACTTAAAGGAAACATAGGAAAATCAACACATTTTCAGAGTGCTTTTTTTGACTAAATCGCCAAATTGACCCTTGACTTTATATCAGTTATTTGATATTCTAGCTGTATAACAAAGGAGAGGTTAATATGTACAAAGTAGAAAAAACGGCAGATACACTATTCAGAGGTGTTGATAACATGATGAACGGTGCCAAAGAAGATTATATTAAATGGTCTACTATGGGTGGAAAAGAGTTGTCAGGTTATTCGAAAGAACAAGTTGATAATTGGGATGATAAAATCAAAGTAAAAGCTGGACAAAAGTATATCAAGATTGTGAGAGACAATTCTGTATTTGCTTTTGTTAATATCAATAACCCTAAATTTAAAAAGGGTGATATATTTAAAGCTGCGGGTTATAACAAACCTGCTTTAAACGCAGCAAGAGGAAATGTTTTAGAAGGTGGATACCACATTCAATGGACAGGTCCTTTATACTTAAAATAGAAAGAGAGGGATATAATATGAAAACTTACTTAACAGGATTTGGACTATTGATGATAATTTGTGCCGCAGGTTTTATTGATGATTGCGATGGTGCATGTTTAGGTAAAGAAAATTGGACGGCGTTTTGGATGTGTCTTGGTTTAGGATTTACATCATTACTTGGTTCATTAGGATTAGAATTAAAAGAGGATAACTAGAATTTATGAATTGGGTTATGCGACCTCTCAACCTCATCATCAAAATGCATAACCCATACCCACACTATATTATGAGGTTGAAGTGAAAAGTGGGTACTTTAGGGGGGCGACCATTCGGATACGCCCCTCTTTTTATCTAAGGGAACTATGTCAAAATTAAAAAAACATTACGAGTATATTAAATCTTTAGGTGTCAATATTGATACAGACACAGGTGTTATTACAAATAATTTTTCTGGTTATGATATGCCAGATTATACATCTGATAGATGTTTGATTCCTACATCTGACAAAATTACATATACATCGCCGAGAAAGATGACACCCAAACTAGATTTACCAAAAGACAAAGTAATAAGTATAGCATACAACAAAGGAAATTATCAACTCATAGACAAGGAAGACTTGAAGAATGGCTAAAAAGTTTGTAGGAAATGTTGTTAGTGTATCTGGTGGAAATAGAAAACAAAGAAAAGATGTTTTTGAAATGACATTTTGGTATCTTGATAGATACATGAGACGATTTAGAAGTTTAGAAATAGACATTGAATTAGTAGCAGATAAAAGTATGGACTTACCTGATTGTCATGGATGGGCAGAAAAACGAGGTAGAAGAGTTTTTGAAATAGAACTTAATAAAAATTTAAAAGGCGATGACTTTATAACTATTGTATTTCATGAACTTTGTCATGTAGAACAATGGGCAAAAGGTAAGTTGGCTGATCTTAATAAAAAAGGTAATATTGTAAGGTGGAAAGGTCATATCTATGAAAATTATTCATATACAAAACAACCTTGGGAAAGACAAGCATACAGAAAACAAGAAGTTGCTTTGAAGTATTGGAAAAAGTATAAGAAAAGCAAGGAAAATAAAATATTGACAATAGATGTAAAGTAGGTTATTATAGAATCATGAATATATTTGAATTGAATAAAGACCCAGCAATTTGTGCTGAAATGCATTGTGATAAACACATTGTTAAGATGCCTATTGAATATGCTCAATTACTGAGTACTGCTCATAGGGTTCTTGACGGAACTGAATACATTGGTACAACTAAGACAGGTCGTAAAGCAAAACGATATAGATTGTATGATGATAGAGAAAACATTCTATACAAAGCATCACATATAAAACACCCAGACGGAATATGGGCAAGACAAACATCAGGTAATTATTACAAACTATTCTTTTTATACATGGCAACTCTTGCAGAATTTAAACATAGATACGGAAAAATTCATGGTGCAAGTAAACCATCGATACTTTTACAAAGAGCACCTAAGAATATACCACAGGGTGATATAACTGAATTACCTCAATGTATGCCAGATTATTGTAAAGTAGAAGGTGACCCAATAAAAGCATATCATAAATACTATCTCAATGAGAAAAAAACTTTTGCGACATGGAAAGCGAGACCAACGCCAGAGTGGTACTTACAAGGACAACATGAGCTGGGATAAGTGGATACATAAAAGTTGGTTTTGGACTAAATGTATATTTGCAGCTATAGCAATTGTAGTTGTATCTTTTATATATGGTACATTTAATCCAAACGCAAGTATTGTAAAAACAATTAAACAAAATTATGATTTAGAAATAATCAAAAAAATAAGAGTGTTAGGTTTAAATGAACCTGCATTTGAATATACTAATAATGTACAATTTGTTCAAGCGATGCATAAATGTATTGACTTTTTAAATATGACAACTACATATGATCAAAGAGTACCATATGAAATGATTATTGGACAAGCAGTTTTAGAGACTGGTTGGGGTAAATCAAGATTTGCAAAAAAGGCAAACAATCTTTTTGGAATTAGAACTTTCTCATCTGAGGTGCCACACTTATTAGTTGAGGGAGTAGAAGATTGGCCAGGTTGGGGAGTTAGAAAGTTTAAAACTAAATGCTCATCTGTAAGAGAATATATTAGATTATTGAATGAACACTCAGCATATTCTGATTTTAGAAAATTAAGAAAGTATATGTTAGATAGAAATCAAAATTTAGATGCATTAAGACTAATTAAAACACTAGGTAAGTTTTCTGAGACACCAGATTATGATAAAAGAACAACAAGAATGATACTAAAAGTTAGGGAAATGGAAAAAAATCTCTTGACAAAAGAGTAAAAAAGTTTTATTATAATAGCAATATGCCAGGAAAATGGGACGGTAAATCAAGAATAACAACTCAGTTGTATAAGGATAATTATGATAGGATATTTAAAAAGTCTGTTCAAAAAGAAAAGAAAAAGAACTCTAAAGAAAAGAAAAAAAAGAGTAATGAGACAGGTGGAAGTAAAACACCCCTCGCATTTTTTTAAAGTAGGAGGTACAGATTGAAACCAATGACACCAGAAGAAGAAGATAGAAACGCAGGTATTATAAGACTTGCTGATGGTACGGTAATAGGATTAGAAAATCCTATGAGTGTTGGATATAAAGATGCACCAAAGATTGTTGTTGACCCTAAAAGAGTTAAAGTAAAACAATTTACTATACCAGTTGGTAAGTTTGATGAAAATAATAGAGATACTAAAAATGACCCATTCAAAGGTACTTCTATTGAAGGTAAAGATTAATGCCAACATATACTTTGATTAATAAAAAAACAGGTGACGAGTTTGAAGAGTTTTGTACTTGGGATGAACTTGAAGAGTTTCTAAAAAAGAATACTGATTTTAAACAAAAAGTATCAGCACCTGCACTTGTTGGTGATCATATAGGTGGAGTTGGCCCTAAAGTAGATAGTGGGTTTAAAGAAAATTTATCAAGGATTGCAGAAGCACATCCTACCTCTGCGTTAGCAGATAGTTATGGAACTAAATCTACTAAAGATATTAAAACACATCAAGTATTGCGTAAACATGGTATCATTAATCAATCTGGCGAAAAAAGGAATAATAAATAATATACTATGACTAGAGACAGACACAGACAACTAACAGACTTTCAAAAAGCAAAAGAGAAAGAAGCCAAAGAAATGAATCTTTCTCGTAATTTGAAAAAAGAAGTAGAAGTTGGTGCAGGTGGAACTCAAGAATATTTAATTAAATCAGGTATTAATAAAGGTAAAATAGCAAAGGACTTTGACAAATGAAAGATAAATTATATAAAGCATTCATGTCACACGCACAAGGTCATATAGACAAACATGTGGCAAATGTGAATGTGATGTTAGAAAAACCTGTAGGTATAGGTGAACACCCAGATATTATAGAAACAATAGAAAAAGAAATGAAAATAGTTGCAGAATACGAAGATTTAAAAGCAAACATGGAAAAACATTTCGGACAGGAAAAAGGTACTTTAAGTGAGTAGTGAATTAGATTTAATAAAATTATCTGATATGGTTGAAATTAAACCTATTGGTGATAATCAAAAAGAAGTTTTTAATGCATACAAAAAAGGTTCTAATCAATTCGTATTTGGTGCAGCTGGAACAGGTAAAACTTTTGTATTATTATACAATGCTCTTAGAGAAGTTTTAGACCCAGACAAAAAACCTAGTAGAATTATTATAGTTAGAGCATTTACACCAACAAGAGAAAATGCATCTGATAATACTAACATAGAACAATTTGAAACAAATTATAAAAACATGGTACAATACATGTTTAAACAACCAAATGATGATGCGTTTAGAATGTTATTTGACAGACTAAAAACGCAAGGTGCTATTCAATTTGCTAGTACATCATTTTTAAGAGGATTGACATTTGATAATGCTATTGTTATAGTAGATGAATGTCAGAATATGAATTTTCATGAACTAGATACCGTGATCACTAGAATAGGTGCTGACACAAAAATTAATTTTGCAGGTGATTTCTTTCAATCAGATTTAGTTGATACGAATGAAAGAAATGGTCTACATGACTTCATGAGAATACTAGAAAACATGAAAACATTTACTATTACAGAATTTACAATTGGCGATATTGTGAGAAGTGGATTAGTAAGAGAATATCTAATAGAAAAAACCAAATTAGGTTTAGGAGTGGAAATATGATCAACAATTGGGAATCGAGTTTAGAAAAAATATTACATCACGAAGGTGGATATGTAAATCATCCAAAAGACCCTGGTGGGGAAACAAACCTTGGTGTGACTAAAAGAGTATATGAAGAATGGGGTGGAACAAAAGACATGAAAGACTTATTAGTTGAAGATGTTAACCCTATTTACAAAAAAAATTATTGGGACAAATGTAAATGTGACGACCTTCCAAATGGATTAGACCTTTGTGTCTTTGACTTTGGTGTTAATGCTGGACCTGGTAGAGCTGCAAAGTTTTTACAGAGGATGATTGGAACCACGGTCGATGGTGGTATTGGCCCAAACACTTTGAAAGCAGTAAATACATATGTTGAAGAAAATGGTTTAGAAACTGCAATAGAAAATTATCAATCTGCTAGACAATCATATTACGAAGAACTATCAACATTCGATACATTTGGTAGAGGGTGGACAAGAAGAGTTGAAGAAACAACTGCTTCTGCAAAAGAACTTATATAATTAAAAAGGTATATTATGTTTAATCATGTGACCACGGTAGAAATACCAAATTTAAAGACCGTAAATATCAATAAACAAAGATTTTATGTCACGCCTGAAGGCAACAAATATCCGTCAATAACAACGGTATTATCTGGTAGATCAAAACAAGGTCTAATGGAATGGCGTAAGCGTGTTGGCGAAGATGTTGCAAATCATATCGCAAGAACAGCTGCAAATCGTGGAACAAAAGTACACCACATGTGTGAAGATTATTTAAATAATAATTTTGAT